TATTGCCGTTGTCTTCGTCAACAGCAGTCTTTCTTAATTTTCTTGTCGGTGCAACTTTTCTTTCGGTGTCGTATGTAAAACTTGTTAACTCAAAAGCCATACGAGGTAGTGTCATAGCATAAGGTTGTCCTGCGATTGGATTACCGTTTGCATCAAAACTTGCACCACCTAATATAGCAGGATCTTGGTCAAGTCTTGCTAAAATCTTTTGATATGGTCCATAAGAGATAGGTACAATCTGTCTCTGATTTAAATTACCATCAGTGCTTGTTCTACGAACTTCTAATTGATTAAAGTATGTACCAAATAAGGCAACATATTTACGAATCGTCGAATTGTAAAAGTAATTTGCTATTGCCATTATGAGTCACTTATTTGTATGTTTTCGCTAAAAGGATCCACTTCAGAGAAGTCAATAATTCCATCAGCTTCTAATTCAAAGTTTAGATTTCCTGCATTATCATCGGTTTGTGCAAGTGCGGTTAATGTTGCATTATTTGCATCAACAATTATGTCGGTATTATAATCAGCAAAGTAATTGTCAATTTCTGTTCGTCCTGTGTTAAACCTTTGATTGCTGTATTCTATCAATTCACATGTCATATCAAATACTTGTGTCTTACCTGTTTGATAAAATACACTTTCATGTTCAACAAACTTAATTTCAAAAATCTTTTCGTTGAGTGGAAAATAAATTAAATCGCCTTCTCTCGGACGAAGCAATTCAACAACTTCTCGAGTCACATGTCTTTCAAATGTTCTATTAGCAACTGTAAGAGTTAGTTGGTCTCTTATTTGTAAACCAAACTTGGATAAGAAATCACCTTCTCCTTCAAATCCTTCGTTATTTTTAACGTAAACCTCGAACTCAAAAGTTTCGTTATATTCAGGAAAATCGTCTTCATTAAATATTACATCACGACCTTTAAATGCTCTGCTAATATAAATGACATCAACACCATACTGCCTGATAGATTCAATAACTAAATCATCAATCAGTTCTTGCTCTGAAAGTCTAGAGTAATTGTTGAAAAATACGTTCGTTGCCATTACTTATCCAATATAATTGTAACTGAGAGGTTGTAAATTATTCACTGCTTCTTCTTCCATTAATCTCCTCTCTTCCCTTGCATCGGAAAGTATTTGTTCTCCATTGAATGTTACACCGCCTACAAGTTGCATACCTGTAAACTTAGTTAGGTTTGCACCCCATTGTTCTTTAACTAATGCAGTTGCATAATTTTGTAACCAACGATCTCCCCAAACATCGGAATATGTAGCTGGGTCAATTACATCGTAAGCTTCAATAATAATATATTCTCCAACTACAAGTAATCCTGGGTCAGTGTCAAGGAATAATTTATTTACATGTTTATTATAACGAATCATTGGTTTACCTACAAGCATTTCTTGTAAGAACTCTAAATGAGACATGGACATATAATAGTTTGTGATATTATATCCAGTGATGTCTTCAAGATTGTTTAAAACAAATTGGTACTGAACATTAAAGATACCTGAACCAGTTGAAATACTTGACTGCATATTAAAGATTCCAGAAATACCAAGTATCCCTGTAGGCAAATCTATATAACCGTTGTCTTTATTCTCTTGAGTAATTTGATGTTTCATATAAACAAGCTGACTTCCATTATAATGATAATCTCTCCAATAATCTACAGCTTCATCAATACGATCATCAACTTGTTCATCTGACACATTAATATCAATGACAGGAGCTCCGAGCTTGCGAAGTACCCAGTCCTTGAATTCTTGTCTTGTTGTTGGTTGTGCCATTTTAATTTACTCTTTATTTTTATTATTTATTAGAAGGTCGAGTCAGATCTTGCGGCTATATCTATCTTTGCTTCAAATACTTTTGTGTCGTCCTTTCCTGATAATCTTGCCCAACATTCAAAAACGTGTCTTTTGTGTAATCTTGAAGTAGCATTACCAGATGTTGATGCTTCATGTCTAATTCTTGCTCTAAGTCCTATACCATCCGTTGGAACATCAAGTCCTGACTGTCCACCAACATTATGTACACTAAACCAAGAACCTTCTGTATAACTACCTATAGTCGCAGGAGCTCCTGTACCTTGAAAATGATACCTACTTAAAGTAAATGTTTCAGTGTTGGTACCTATATCTTGAACATCTGTTACTGAATGAACCCATCTGAGTGAGTCAACTGGGCCAGGATAAGATTCTCCTGATACTGCCGAATCGTTTGCGTAATGAATACGAGAACCTCCTAACATATCAGTTCTAGTACCTCCTGTTGTAAAATAATCAAATTCTTCTGATTCTGTAGCGTTACTAGTTCCGCTAGCACCTGAACTATTATCAGTTGTTCTTACTACAAAGCCTCCAAAGAGAGTATCATAAAAAAAGTCAAAATACAAGTCAGCATCAGCGGACGCGGCATCACCGTCTGTTCCAAGAGCAAACATAACAACTTCAACTGTATCGTTTGGATTTTCTCTGTCGTATACATTTTCTCCAGAAGTTGGGTACTCATTTCCTCCAACTCCGCCAGTGCCTGCGGCTATTTTTCCGCCTGCGATTACATTAAGTGTATGTGGTAATGCCATTTTTATCCTCTTATGCTGTCCCGTTCATATCCCATTCGTAATAACCAGTAGCAAGTATATTTGAACCGATTGAGTCGGATGCAATTTCTATTTTCATAACTCCAGTTAATGAGCCTACATTATTACTTGGGCCGCTAATAAAATATCTAAAATAATGACTAGATGATAATGCGTTCCAAGTGTTAATTGATGAACTATAAGTTGAATTTAAAGATGTTCCAGAATGACTCGTAGCTCTTATATAATACGTTTGCGAAGGTACAATGTTATTCCATTGTGAAGTACTATAAGTCCAAAGACCAGTATTTGAACCTTGCGCAACACCTGTAGTATATTTTTGAACATCTCCGCCACTTGTAAATCTCATTCCACATATAAGGTCAGTAGCTGAACCAAATGTTGTTGCAGTGCTATTAGGAGATCCTGAAGTTCCATGTAATCCAACTGATTCTGTTGGAGCAGATGCAGTATAACCTACCGCAGATGCTCGAATATCATTAGAAGCAACATATGTAAAAGTAATTTGCCAATGCTGATATCCGCTCCAAGTTGGTTCAGACCCACCTTCCCAATTTATGTTTGAAGAAAATGTTGGAGCATATTTGTTTGATGATGTATCTAAAAGTAATGTACATGTTCTACCTGACGCTCCACCTGATTCTGTAAACGATTGTGCTGCTGACATTGTACATGTCATAAGAGGAGTTGTAAAGTTAATGTTACTAGTTGTTACTGTAGCTTGGCCATGAAAACTTCCATACAATCCTGAACACCCAGTAACGTTTGCTAATTCTTGACCATCACTAATCATTACTGTATTATTTACTTTAATCGCCATCTGTTATTCCTATACTATTTCTTGCGGCAGTTAACTCCGCAGCGTCTAATTCTGTATTTGCGTAATATGTTCTCGGAACCCATACCGATACAGTTTCCCCTTCAGAATCTTTAGTAATGATATTATAAACAATAGTATCACCGTCAATGATATCTTTATGTGGTTGAGAATATGTTCCTCGTATTTCCTTTCCCATTATGGTGACCCCGTACTTGCTGCTGATGTATAGTTTTGTATTTTTACTTCTTTAAGTAACGTATCTGTTGAACTAGCATCCCTACCATATATGCTTAATGTACCAACTGTCAGATATACATGAGTCTCCTCATCATAAGCAGTTGGCCCTGGATGATTTATAGTAAGCGTAATGCCAGTACTCATATCACCCGATGTAGTTTTCCAGCCAGAATCAGTAGTACCTGTACCAAACGCACCACCGTCAAAAGTTCTTAAAGCTACTACTTCTCCGGATGCATCGTTCGCGGTAGTGCAATTCCAAACTGCTCTGATTCCCGTTACATTATTTGTAGCAGTAAATTTATACATTACTGTCGGAGCCGGCGTATATGTTAAACGATAAGTTGCAGTACCGGCTCCATTACCTTGAATGCTTCCTGATGACGATACTAGAGTACCTCTAAGATATGAATATCCACTTGAGGAAACATAAGGATTGCCAGGGTATAAAATACTAGAGTATATTGTAGCTCCACCTCTTTTAATTGTATAAGTTACAAAATATACTCCTTCACCATCCGGACTATCCCAACTTTCATGCCATTCAGTAACTCCAGCTGAGTAATCGTTTGTTACTGTGTCAGTATTATTCTCCCACTGATTTGCTGAGCCGCTCGTCCAACCTGGCGGGTAAGCGGTGCAATATGCGAAAGTATTGCCAGCAAGATTGCCAGTCATATCTGTGCCTTCATCTGATGCAGTGAGTGTTATAGCTTTAGTTCCACTTAAATATACTTTATATTCTACATGACAATCACAAGTTACAGAATTTGTTGCATAATTAGAAGCAAGACCGCCTGTAGCAAGTCCTGTTAAATCACTACTACCAAGATCATCAGGACTACGAACTATTTCAGTCGTTGTAGTTCCTGCTAATGAAGATAAAGATCCAACACCTGCATAACCAGTTGCTATTACTCTTATTGTTGCATTATCCCAAGCAGTAAGACCAATTTGCCAATATCTTGTTCCTGACCAAGAAGGTTCAGTATCATTAGGCCATTTAAATGCTGAAGAAAAGCTTGGAGTATAACCAGCAGATCCTGTGTCCAAAAGAAGTACTGATGTTCTTCCTGTTGCCAAGTTACTTGCTGTAAAAGATGTATTTTGAGATAAAGCAACTGTCATAACAGGTTTATCCATATCTACAACAGTGGTTATAGTTTCAGCTAAAGGATGAAATGAATCGTAAACACCAGATGCACTCGTAATGTTTGTTAATTCTCTTGCATCTGTTATTACTGTTGTTGTGCCTGTTTTAATTGCCATTGATTATAACTCCTTTATATACTCTTCTGTGTTCCGTATTGTGCTCTACAGAAAATGCCCAAAACTC